AAGGCCAAGCAACCTACTATGGAGTGGGATGATGGATTCACTCATTATAGTGAGTGTGTGGATAAATTGGTTGATGATATGAACAGTTCAGAAAGTGTCACACCTGGCCTTACAGACTGATGAGCCTTCTGTTATAATAAGTATATAAACAAACAGAGGTAATCACCATGAATAAGAAGTACATCGTTGAAAACCTTGAATTTGATACAAAATTCAAAACTGATAAGGAGATAGAGGATCTCAATTGGAAAAGGGATAATGCCTATGGAATTTGGGATGCAGAAGGCAGAACCGAGGATGAGAGAATTAACAACCTCTATAATAAGGTTCAAGACTATATGGGAGTTTATCTTAAGTCTTTTGAATTCTGTAAGAATAGACCGCACCCATTAACATCATATATGTAACTAAAGGTAAAATATCACTCGCACTTATACTCACTATCTGTTATAATATTATTATGAACGATTCAATCATCACAATCAACTTGAATGATGTTGTAAGACAATTTTATCCAGGCCTGAGTGAGGATGAAGTTGCTACCATAGCATCTAAAATGAATGAATACTTTGACTATGACTCAATGTATTCAGACTTTTATGATCTAATCCCAGAATTAGCACGTAAGAGTTTCATTAGTACGGAAGGTAAGGAGGGAGTTCTATTATGAATATGAACTCTAAGGAGAAATTAATTTTCATCAGTTCTTTTATTTGGTTTTTACATTGGGGATCATGTATCATTTACAAACTTGCGGATATGGTTATAGTACAGCAGCCTGTACGGATATTGTTGACTGGTTTATAAGCAAATATCTACCACGTCATAAACTATTCATTAATATACAGCATCGTGGCCTTAAACGTGAGGGAGGTGCTTTCGGCTATTGTGATATTGACCCTGACTTTGGCGATATAGCAAGGCCACGTGACTTCACTATTGATATTCAATCAAACTTGAATCCCACTCTATATGCGATTACACTTATACATGAGTTAATACATTTGAGACAATGGGTTAGAGGTCAGTTAACAATGAAGTCAGGTCGTAATACATGGGATGGTATTGTAGTATCCGAATTAGATTACTGCATACAACCGCATGAGATAGAGGCTTTCGATAATGAATGGCCATATTACAGGGATTACATCTTTGATACAAAAGGAGACTGGCTTGGCGATGAATGATAAAGAAATCACAACACTACTTAATGCTATTAAATCTTACATGAATAATTCAGAACAATCAATCTTTGAGTACTATCTTCGGGAGGAGCATCACAAAGACTTAGAAGAGAAGGCCGCACAGTTAGAGGTAACTGTTGATTATTACATATCGGAGTTCCTATCATGATATACTTAACAGCCTTCACGATAGCAATTATTTGTGGTATAATATATACTGTACTAAGGTATTACAACCCACATAATTGAATGGCCGATCCTATCAAGTATTTGTACATTTTAAATTATTGGGAACCTAAAAGAGAAGGTATTTTAAATGTAATAGCAGAGAATGATGAGGAGTGTCTTACAATACTATCATCCGAAGAGTCATTCCCTAAAGAGTGGGAATCACTTATATGGCCTGCTATACAGAACGCACAAAAACTAACTCTTACAACCAATTACAAATCAGACTTAATTGAGGCCTTTATTCCATGACCCCTAAACCAGAACTACATCCCAGAGATCCTAACGACAATGTACCCAGATATGCACTATATGAAATGCAAACTTCTGGATGGGAGATAGTAGAAATCGAACAAGAAGTATGTAACTATCTCACTAAAGAGAATATACAACGTTTTCAACAACTGATGTTAGACAATGGGTGTTCCCCTGATCGTATCAAAGTTGTAAGAGTACAGTAAATGTATGAACCCGAAGTTAATGACTACGTTATATGGACTACACAGTTGGGTCAGGTACATGAGGGATGGGTATATTGGAAGGGAGATCCAATAGAACCTAAAAGAGGATGGCCAACACCAACTGATTATATCACTATAGAGATAGGAACTAAGGAAAGAGAAGTATGTGAATACACAGCAGATAAACCAGTTAAGCATAAGAAACATCATATATGTTTGTTGTGTTATAAACATCAATGGAATGAACTGAAATTTGTAAGGAAAAGAGTATCTAAAACAGACAATCGTGATCCTAATGAACTGACTAAAGAGAACATAAAGCAACAGGAATATACAGACTATGATAGTCCTGAGAACCTAAGTTATGGTGCATATAAGAGTCAGAGACACAGATACATAGATCCTTAACAGTTTTGTATCAAGCTCAGATACAAAAAGTATCTAAAAATAGGTTTTAAATGGCTTTATAAATATAAAACTGTTAATTATCTGATTCTCAATAAGCATCTGTTATTGATAGTCAATAGTGTGTATTATTGATTCTCAATAGGTATCTAATATTCTCATAAGCATCTCTTAAATATCTCATAAAGGGTCAGATCTTATGCAAGTTTAGCGAGCGTAGCATGAGACGAGCGTTTCGTCAAGGCCACGGATCGAAATTTTCCCAGAGAAGGCAGGTTTTATGTGTATTTCGTTACATTATAAGCACTTATAGTATAAATATACTACATTGTGTTGACTACGAGATCTTTACTACGAGATTTCACTACGAGATACTTGACAATCTAGTCGAGATCATGTATAATCATTATATACAAAGCTCAATTCTCTACTAGATTCTCATGGAAGATTACGTTTGGGACTACGAGATCTCCTGCCACGATCTCGACGAGAATTACACATACAATATGCAAGATGACATGCATGATCTCGACGAGGAATACGCACGAGATTCATACACATACACAGAGCTTGCATATGTACATTATGCGTAATACGAGATATGTGTACATTCACGTACATACATTATGATACATTCGTACTAGACACACACATTCCTACATTATAGCACGTGGGTCATGTGATGGTGCATGGTGTGTGCAGGTTTATGAGGTGTCACAACCTCTTTTTTTATTTCTTTTCATTCTCAATAAGGATTCGTTATTGATTCTCATTAAGTTTTTGTTATTGAGAATGTTACTTAGTGTTGCTAATAATATTTCATCGCAGGGGCCGTGACGAAGATTTTATAGTTCGTACCCCCGAACTTTTTTCATACCTTTATTATAACACCTCGGCCGACCTTTTCAACCAGCTGAGTGCCACTAATTTAAGTGTCACATGAAATCCCCATTCGTGGTGGATCTGGTTTATATTAAGTGTATGGAAAATTTTTTAACGATCAACGGGAAATCTTATTCTCACAAACAGATAAATCTGATTCGTGATTTTTTCACGGACGATCAGTGGACTGTCATAGACGGTGCGTTGAGTGAGTTCAAGGATCATGATCCAGATTATCTTGAGGAGGTCTACGGATCTGAAAACATTCTCACGGAAACTTTGGATATCATCTCTGAAGTTTACCGTAGTGCCTACTAACAAACTGGCACACCACCTCTTGCAAAAGAGGGCGGCCTAGATTATATTAGAAATGTGGCAGGATCTATCGTAGTTATGACACGGTTGGATTTATCCGTAAAAGATACCGTTAGGATCATAGAACGTAAGACCACACGCAAACCACACCACAAAAACACATGGAATACGAAGACCTCTTGTTGCAAGAATTGATGGAAACACCTGGTGAACTCTACGACCTGCCAGAAATGAAACAGGATGACAAGTTCGATGTTGAATCGTATATTGAGAAATCTGATTTTACGTGGTGATCAAATAATATTAAACAATGAAATCACAAGTAACCCTAAAAAACACCAAAGCAGAAATCTTTCAATCCTTTTTAAAAAATAAAGACGCATTGGAGGAGAGGAACTGTTTAGTTATCCTTAGTATAGTTCTTTTCTGTTTCGTTTGTCTCACGTAGTAGACAGTTATTAAAGTGGCCTATCTGTACACACAGAGGGTCATTTTTTGTTATAATGAGTATGTACACAAAAACACATTAGTAAATGAGTTACACAAGAAACGAACGAGCTCTGTTAAATCTACAGAACGATATCAACAAATTATTTGATTATGTTGGTGAAGAAAACGACCAAATTCCATTCACCTCGTTAAGAACATTTGAAAAGGCTTGTGTTGCATTCGTTAACGCTATTGAGGTTGAGTCATGATAGGTACCGCACCAACAATGAGAATGTATGAGTCAATACACCTTGGCCATACATTCTGGATAGACGATGACGGCCTGTTCATGAGTTGCCCAACTTTCAAGGATGGCTCCGTGGATATGGAAAATGCGGTGAGCGTGTACGACTGGGAGAACTGGGAAGAGGCCCACCCACATTTACCACACTTAATGCACGTGAACCAGATTTGTATACTAAAGAGAGACTCAGATAAGATAGACTATTATTCAAAATTATTCGCACAATAGTGGCCAGTAATTAAACTGTCCACCATCACCCCACTATCACCTGATCCTAGGTTATAGTAAGTACATACAACAAAAGGAGCAAATTATGCAACTCACCCCAATTGCGTCAAACATGACACAAGTTGATCTCAACGGTTTTCAAGTTTTATTTTCATATAGAACCCCTGTTGCCTGTATATCTGATGATAATCAATATTATAGAACAGAAAAGTTTTGGTCAGTCACCACCAGTAGACACATTAACAAATGGTTAGATGGTGAAGTAGCAACAGAGCAACCCCAAACATATTTCGACAATTTGGCCAATTAACAAACTGTCCACTATAGCCCCATTCGTGATGCGTTTGGGGTTATAATAAGTATGTACACAAATGAAGGACTCTATGACCTACACAACTGACCAATTCAACAAAGACGTTTCAGAGTTGAGAAGATTGATAAAAATGTGTGATGATTTACAGAAGAAACAGGATAAAAATACAACTTACTTAATAAACCAATTCAACGGAGGTAAGTAATCATGGTCAAATCAAAAAGACAAATCAAACTATCTGTCCTACATGAGAAACTATGCGACCTAGGCTGGGACTATACAGCAGGCCGTATGTCTAGATCAGGGATGCAGGTTTATGATGAGATTATGCAATACTTAGGAGCCCTAGAGCCTGATGAGCATTGGAATGAGGATGTTTATGAGTGCAAGGGAGGCTATCATTAATGAAAAATATACACTTAGAACACCCCGAAGACACAATTTTAACAGGAGATCTATCCGTATTAGATGCGTTAGAGTTAGAGCAGGAAATATCCGTCAAGTATGACGGAGCTCCCGCTATCGTATGGGGAAAGAACCCAGCCACAGGCCGTCAGTTCGTAGGCACGAAATCCGTATTTAATAAAGTTAAAATCAAGATTTGTGAAAGCCCAGCTGACGTAATGACTCATTACGAGGGCCACCCTGTTCAAGATATTTTACTTGAGTGTTTGAAATACTTACCAGACACAGAAAATATCTATCAAGGTGATTTTATCGGCTTCGGTGGTGAATCAGAATATCAGCCAAATACTTTAGTTTATGATTTTGATGACGAAGTAAAAGAACAAATAATAGTAGCTCCACATACACAGTACACCACAACAACAACTTTAAAAGATGCAGAAGCAAAACCAATTAAGTCTAATCTTGACGGCACTTTTGACTGTTTATTCATTAAGCCTAACGCAGGTACTAGTATAGGCCAATACAATAGATACGGATCTAAGTTTGATTTTAAAAACTATCTTAAGTTCGTTAAACAGATGGCCAGCATGGTTACGTTTTTAACTGCATCAGATGCAAAAGCCATGAAAACGGAATTAAATAGGTATATCAGAAATGGCCATTATATTCACCCCGAAGACTTCGGCAATGAGTTATTAATTTCATTGTGGGTGAGTGTTAAAAACTTAAAGATGATGGCTTTGAGCCAGTGCCGTCATAGGTGGGGCCCTGATGCGTACTTGATGGATGAGGGAGGAAACCCAGAGCTTATTGATGCTGAGGGCTACGTAATTCATAATAAAATAGGATCATACAAATTAATCGACAGAGAATGGTTTAGCCATGCAAACTTTAACAACACCAGATGGGCCAATGCGAAAACTAACTGACACGGAATTTAACTATCTTAAGGAGCTCTACGTTGACAGAATCGTAGAGGGCATGATGACAAAAGACTTAGTTCGTTATGTTATGGAACGCGAGCAAGAGTGGATCGACTCTTTAACCTATACTGAGGCTATGGATGAGTTAGAAAGTTATTTTGACGAAATGTTCACGGATACTGTAGAGGAAGCCCTAGCCGATATCAAGGAATTTGGGCCAGATTACAAACCGTCCACTGAAGACACACGTTTCTAGCCAATGCGTTATAATAAGTACATACACAAAAGGATTTCTTTATGACTTCATTAGACACAGCACTTGGCACTTCAGAGTTAACCGAAGAGTTAATTAAAGAGTACATAGAGGATGAGGGCTATGAGAGAGAAGATATGGAGGAATTCATCAAGGAGCACGGTGACAGGGCTTTTCAATTAGATTATCAGGACTATTTGGCCGCAATTGATGATATGGGCTCTGAAGTAGTCGAAGCATTTATTGAGGAGTTTTCAATCAATGACGTAAGTAGCTGCCGTGATGCGTACATGGGCTGTTACAGATCAGGTGCAGAATTTGCAGAGCAAATGGCCTCCGACTGTGGCGAAGTGATGAACCCGATGGCCAGCTGGATAGAGATCGACTGGGAGAAGAGCTGGGAAAATTTATCCTACGACTATTGCGAATACGACGGACACATATTCAGCCAGTATTATTAGTGGCACACGGGCCCTTTCATTAGGGCCCATTATCCCTTATAATAAGAATAACAAACAAACAAAGTTTTAAAACTATGTACGATCCAAACGACCTAAAGGAATTAACTTCAGACATTATGTACACAGAAAGAGTGATCCGCAAGCCAAACAAAGTCGTAAGATATTATTTTGAAAATGGATATGGAGCCAGCGTAGCATGCCATGAGGGATCATATGGTGGCCCAGATGGACTGTATGAAATGGCCCTGTTGAAAGGAGATAATTTACATTATGACGAAAGCGGGATTTGGGCTGATGTAATAGGTTATCTAACATTTGCGGAGGTTTGGGCATATATGAAGGAGATTGCAGAGTATTAGGCCACTTCACAAAGTGGCACTCAACTGCTTGCAAAGTGACCCCTTTTGTGTGTATAATAGTAGTATACAAAGTTCAAAACAGATTTAAAAATTATGTTCACTATTCAAAAATTCATCGAAGTTCCAAATACAAATATTAAGGAACCTGTCACAGGTTTTGCTGATGACCTATGCTACGACATGGCACAGCAATTTGGTCATGCTCAAATCGTTTGGTATGCTCTAAACGGAAACCGCGTTGTTGACGGAGAGTATACAGACAAAGACTAAACTGTCACACGGGCCCTTCCATTAGGGCCCATTATCCATTATAATAAGTACATACACAAAAGGAGTTTCACACATGATCCAAACAAAGACAGAAAGATTAATAAACAGAATCAAAGAAAAAGAGTCATTCAATGACGTGGCTTATGTTTGCGAAGATTTCGAAACATTTATTGAAGAAGTGGCTGAGTGGGGAGTAGACCACGCAGCAGGAGTTGACTTTGACGACCCAGAGCTAAACCTTGAGCAGTTAGACGCATATTTTGCATCTTTCGGCTGCACACCTTCAAACCCTCATCCAGCTGGGAGGTACGCATAATGAGCCACCCAGTAAACGACTCAATTTTAGAAACCCTCTTTGAAGAGGCCCTCGCAGAAATCGGAATTGCTGAGGATTCCCCATTCTTTGCAGATGCTGAGAAAATAGCAGGGGAAATGGCCATGAACAAATTCTTAGAGATGGGCTAAGAAAAGTCAAGCGGGTGAGTGCCACTTAATGAACTGGCCCTATACTCACCACGCTGCCATAAAATCCGTTATAATAATAGTATAAACAAAAGGAGATCCACTCATGGTTCAAACAACATTCAATCTTTCAGACATCGGAACAGACAAATATAATGGTTGGTCAAATTGGACTACGTGGAACTGTGCATTGTGGATTAACAATGACATGGGTTTCTACGGAATCGCTCAAGAGGTAGAAACATTCGGTGAGTTTTTACTTTGGGTTCTTCCTGAGAATGGCGAAGGCAAAACACCTGATGGAGCAATCTGGCAGGAAGCAGATTTAACAGAAATGACAGAACTAATACAGGAGATCAAAGCATGAAACCATTAGACCCCAAAGTCTACGAAGCACTGCTCAAAGCAGAAAAACTAAAACGTCACCTAAAGGAGCATTAAACATGACAGGAATTGAACTTTTCATATTGATTGGCGGCTGCTATGCATTATACACTGTAGGAGTGGCCATTGCAACCGAAATGGATTACAGACGTGCCAGTAAAACAACTGGCCCTAAACCAACTATTATAGTGAAAAAACCATTATAATAAGTATATACAAAACAAGGATTAAAATCAATGTTCAAAACAGACGGCTCAGTCCACACATCAGGTATTAAAAACGAACTTAATACAATCGACTTTCTAAATGAGACTGGCCTATTCGCTGAAGAGGTTAAGCACTTCGGAGGAACAAAGAGCAAAGCCGACGCAAAGGCAGGGGACGTTAATATTTCAATCAAGCATAAGAAGGGGCTAAAGAATGGGTCTTTTGACTGGGTGAACACATCAAAGATTGATGGCCTAGTAGATACAAAGGAGTTCGAAGACTTTATCCTATTGACTAAGTTATACAGAGACACACCCGAAGCCGAGAAGCAGGTTGAAAACTTTCGCCAGTACTTCGCCAGCCATTGCTCAAACCAGTTGAACGCAATTAAATCTGATGCACTCACCACATGGCTCAAGCAGGTCATGTTAGAAGAGAATCATGGCATGGTCATGGTCATAAACGACACACAGGCCAAGCAGGTGCATATAGTCAAAGAAGAAAACCTTAAGACAGTTCAATTACTTAAGAAGGGCTGGACTGCTGAATTTCAAAGAGATTGGAAAGGGCAGAGCAGCCGTAAGGTCATCTTAAGATCATCAATCACAGGAGCTATAATAGACACAGGGCTCAGACTTAGACTAACAAGCAACAACGGAATTAAAGCATTTTTAGGCCTAAGCAAAGCCAATAAGAGTTCACAGGTTGTACTCAAGCTCCAACAGGATGGCATCTCAAATCTATTGGACACAGCAACAGACACAGCTACTATGCCTTATTAGTGAGCCAGACAGTGTAAGGGGGCCGATCCCCCCTTATATAAAAACCGAAAGAGACCCTAACCTACAAAGTGTTACGGAAGCGAGATAAATGTTTCTTGTTATACAAAAATTTTTTCCCCTATATAAAAACATGTAAGGTCGTTTCATTAATGCAAAAAAATTTCGGACATATTTTTTCGACCATAGAGGTCGATCCCGCAACTGGAGAGTATAAGATTATAATACCAGAAGCAGTTATCAATGAGATGGGATGGTTCGAAGATACAGAACTTAAATGGAACTTGGTAGATAAAGAAGTAATATTAACCGAAGATACAGATTGATTGACAACGACTATATAAGATGATATAATTGGATTGAAAGGAATTTAATTTTTATGGCTAAAGGATTCACGGTGAAGGCAAAAACACCGACTGCACAAAAGCAAGTGCAAGAATGGGATTACGATAGAGCTAAGCAGTTGGTAAAAGGGAAGGCAATAGTATTCTGTTTACCTGGCCGCGGAGTTTCATATCAGTACCTAAAGAGTTTCGTACAACTATGCTTCGACTTGGTTCAGGCTGGTGCAAGTATACAGATATCTCAAGATTATTCATCAATGGTAAATTTCGCCCGTTGTAAATGTTTGGGTGCTAATGTACTCAGAGGGCCTAAGCAATTACCATGGGATGGAAAACTAAAATATGATTGGCAACTATGGATTGACTCAGATATAGTTTTTAATTCTGAGAAGTTCTTTCAGTTAGTCTTAATGGAAAAAGACTTAGCAGCAGGTTGGTATGCTACAGAGGATGGTAAAACAACTTCAGTTGCTCACTGGTTAGAAGAAGATGATTTCCGTAACAACGGTGGAGTCATGAATCATGAAACAGTTGAAAGTATGAGTAAGAGAAAGAAACCTTTTACAGTAGACTACACAGGTTTCGGATGGCTTCTTATTAAAAAGGGAGTATTTGAAAACGAAGGTATACCTTATCCATGGTTTGCACCTAAGATGCAGGTCTTCGAAAGTGGCGAGGTACAAGACATGTGCGGTGAAGACGTTTCTTTCTGTCTTGATGCAAAAGAAGCAGGTTACGAAATCTGGTGCGATCCACGTGTGCGTGTAGGACATGAGAAAACAAGAATCATATAGTATTCTCATAGATGGGAAGGAGGTATACTCAAACCTCTCTCAGAACGAATACTTCGATCAAATGGAGGACTTGGCGATTGAATTCTACAAAACAGGTTCTCCACATCCTGATACAGTAAAAACTAAGATTAACAAGGAGTAATTATGGCAGTTTATTCAAGTACGAACACGAGTAAGGAGGCAACACCCAAAAAAACTCGTCAAGGAAGCGGAAAACACTCAAAATATTCGGCAACATCCCGTAACTCGGCTCGTAAAAAGTACAGAGGACAAGGAAAATAACCGCAGTGTCTCGAAAGAGGCACTTTTTTTATGGGGAAACCAGTATAAATAATAAAAAACCTTTGTCTGATGGCGATTAAGAGGGTATCTAGAGCATTTAAAGACATTTCATTGTCCTTTAAACCTCATCCTGTAACAAAAGATTTGCAAATATTGAAGAATGCGGATGCAATTCGTAGATCAGTAAGAAATATAGTGCAAACAATTCCTACTGAAAGATTCTTTAACTCATTATTAGGATCTGATGTCCAGAGAAGTCTATTTGAGTTCGTTGATTTTGGTACTGCATCTACTATACGACAACAAATAGCCATTGCTTTAGATAACTTCGAACCAAGAGTAGAAAATGTTGAGGTTGCGGTAGATCCGAATCAAGATGATAATGCTTTTGATGTTACCGTTATTTTCGATATTGTAGGACAAGAGTTTCCAACACAAGAATATTCATTCCTCTTAGAGGCAACAAGATAACATGCCTTTCACTAAATTTACAGATCTTGATTTTGATCAAATAAAAACGTCAATTAAGTCATATCTCCGTGCTAATACCACTTTTACTGACTTTGACTTTGAAGGATCCAACTTTTCTGTCCTTATAGACACATTAGCTTATAATACGTATATTACAGCATTCAACTCAAACATGGTTGTGAACGAATCTTTCCTAGATTCAGCAACAGTTAGAGAAAATGTTGTTTCATTAGCAAGAAATATAGGTTATGTACCTCGTTCTAGAACGGCAGCCACAGCAGAAGTATCCTTTGATGTAGGTCTAAACATAACTTCTCTCAATTTAACCCCTACAGCGACTATAAGAGCAGGTTTAGTGTGTGTAGGTGATGCTAACAACACCTCATATGTGTTCTCAACGTCTGAAGACATCTCTGCACCCATAACAGAACCAACACCAGGTACTTTTGTAGCGTCATTTAACAATATTATCATTAAAGAAGGGACATTTCTTAATAGAATCTTCACAGTTGATGGTTCATTAGACCAAAGATTCCTTTTAGACAACCCAAGTATTGATACTTCGACTATAAAAGTGTATGTTAAAGGGCCTAGCGACTCAGCTGGGTCACTTGGAATAGAATATTCACTAGTTGACAATATTTTAGACGTAAATTCGAACTCAGAAATCTTTTTAGTGCAAGAAGTACAGGATGAAAGGTATGAATTGCTATTTGGTGATGGAATAATCGGTAAAAAATTAGAAAATGGGTCAGTAGTTACTGTTCAGTACATTATTACTGATGGAGAAGACGGAAATGGGATTGGAAATGGCAATAGTTTCTCATTTGCAGGAAGAATTGTTAATCCACAAGGAGGTTCAGTCACTCTCACATCAACTCCTAGTGTAGGTACCGTTCAGGCATCCACAAATGGGTCTGAAATAGAGTCTATTAGTTCAATTAAGTATTATGCACCTAGAATCTATTCCTCCCAGTACAGGGCGGTTACACCTAGAGATTATGAAGCTATAGTAAAGAAGATTTATCCTGATACAGAGTCAGTTGCAGTCGTTGGTGGTGAAGAAATGGATCCACCAGAGTTTGGTACTGTCACAATTAGCATCAAACCTAAAAATGGTACATATGTATCAACATTTAACAAAACTAGGATTTTATCTCAGTTAAAGCAATACGCTGTATCTGGTATTAACCAAAAAATTGAAGATCTTAAAATACTATATGTGGAAATTGATTCTGCAGTGTATTTTGATGAAAATAAGGTCTCTACCTCATCTGCCCTTCAAACAAAAGTCTCAAATACACTAACTGCATATTCAAATTCTGTAGATATGAATAAATTTGGTGGTAGATTCAAATATAGTAAAGTACAGCAAGTAATTGATAGTACAGATACTGCTATTACCTCTAATATTACCCGTGTACGTATTAGAAGGGATTTGAAGGCAGCAATTAACCAGTTTGCCCAATATGAACTATGTTTCGGTAACCAATTCCATGTAACCGCATCAGGAAAGAATATTAAGTCTACTGGGTTTACAATATCTAATAATATTAGAACTGTTTACCTTACAGATACTCCTAATTCAGATATGAAGACAGGTGTTATCTCTATTGTGGAAATATTAGACAATGGAACTGAAAATACTGTTATTGGTTCAGCTGGAACCGTAGATTATATAAAAGGAGAAATTCTTCTAAGTACAGTGAATATTACATCAACACTTGATAATAGTGGTGTTGTAGAAGTACAAGCAATTCCAGAATCTAATGATGTAGTTGGATTAAAAGAACTATACCTCAATTTTAGTCTTTCAAAAAGTACAATAAATATGATTAGGGATGTGATAAGTTCAGGTGATGAAATTACTGGAACTAGCTTTATTAAGGACTTCTATACTTCAAGTTATCTTAACGGAAAATTAATAAGAGAATAATATGATCAATACTGGTTTTGAACCTAAAGTAAAGGTTCAACAAATCATTGAAAATCAGCTGCCTGAATATGTATTAAGTGAAAGTCCTAATGCAGTAGAATTTTTAAAGCAATATTATATTTCCCAAGAATATCAGGGAGGTAATATTGATATCTCTGATAATTTAGATCAATATTTAAAATTAGATAATTTAACCCCAGACGTTGTTATTGGATCAACAACTCTTTCTACTGGAATTACTACAAGTAGTGATACTATTCCTGTTTCTAGTACAAAGGGTTTTCCTAGTGAATGGGGTTTATTAAAGATTAATGATGAGATTATAACTTATACTGGAGTAACAACTAACAGTTTTACTGGTGCTAAACGTGGTTTTAGTGGTATTACAAGTTATCATCAAGAATTAAATCAAGAAGACTTAACATTTTCCACTTCTAGTACTGCTGATCATTTATCAGGTACTTATGTACAAAACTTAAGTTCTCTATTTTTACAAGAATTTTATAAAAAACTCAAGTTTTCTCTTACTCCAGGGTTAGAGAATGTTGATTTTGATGCAAATTTGAATGCAGGTACGTTTATAAAAGAAGCAAGATCATTATATAACGCTAAAGGAACAGATGAATCATTCAGAATTTTATTTAATGCACTTTACAATGAAACTCCAAAAGTTGTAAATTTAGAAGAATATCTATTAAAACCATCTGCAGCAAATTATGTTAGAAGAGAAGTTGTAATTGCTGAGGCTCTTAGTGGTGATGTTACTAAATTAGCAGGTCAAACACTGTTTAAAACATCAGATGTTAATACTAGTGCTTCAATATCTGAGGTTGAAAGTTTTAGTAGAGTTGGTGTTGCATTAACAATTGTTCAAAGTTACTTCAAATTATCACTCTTTATTGGTTTTGATGACTCTGATTCAACAATTCAAGGTAATTTTGATGTAACACAAGCAACAAGATGTCTTGATAGTGTTGGTGCTGGTGATTCAGTAATTAGTGTTGACTCAACTGTAGGGTTTGGCCAAACTGGAACTATCATATCTGCTGGTAATGCAAGTATTGATTATACAAGTAAGAGTATTAACCAGTTCTTTGGATGCACTGGAATAGGTGTTTCCATTAAAAAGGCAGATGAAATAAGAAGTAATAACACTTATTATGGTTATGAAGATGGAGATATTACTAAACCTGTAGAATTAAGACTTACTGGTGTCTTAGCAGACTTCCAACAAGTATCTGAAAACCTTAATATTAACGAAGGTGAGATAATTTCAGTTAAAAATGTTGGTGATTTTATAGAAAATCCAGCAACAAACTCATCATTTAAGGAAACTTTTGCAAATTCATGGATTTATAACACAAGTTGTAGATATTTTATTCAAGGAATTAAATTTGTTGCTGCAAGTCAGTTCACTACTAAGGCAAAAATTGATAGATCTAGTCTAAAAAAAGGTGATTTAGTCGAAATTGTCCGAACTGGATCAAATATTGTAGAAAGTTTTACTAATGGAAACTTAGAAAGTACAATTATTTCAGTACTTGATGAAAATACCATCCAATTATCAGATGGTTACACTGGAAATGGTGCAATTGATATTAGAAGAAAACCAAATTATGCAGTTAGTACCGCAGTTCCTCTAGAATTTCCTCATTTATTATCAGATACATCAAATTTATACATTAAAGACAATAATGAAGCATATGTTGCATCAAATTCTCTTCCATCTGGAAGAATTGGTGTTACTACTGACTTTGTAAACGTCATAACCACTAATGTAAAGTCTGCAACATCTAGTGGTTTAGACAGTATAGTACCAAATACACTAGATCAGTACAGTACTGTTGTATTTCCAACTGCTGTTCCTTTCTTTACAGGTGATGAAATTTTCTATAAACCAGATGGTGATCATTATGTTGGATTAGAGACTGGTAGATATTACTGTGAGATTGTTTCTAGTGATAAAAAGAAGATAAGATTATATGGATCTAGAGCATCTATTGAAAGTGCTACTTATATCCCGTTACAATCTACTACTGGTATTCATAAGTTTATATTAAATTCTCAGAGATCAGAAGTAATATCAGCTCAAAAGTCACTTAAGAAGTTTGCATTAACACCATCTTCAAATAGAGCAAGTCAAACAGAGACAGAGCCAGGAACAACTGGTGTAATGATTAATGGTGTAGAAATTAGTAACTATAAATCTGAAGATAAAGTTTATTATGGCCCATTAAAATCCGCAAATGTTGTTACTTCTGGTACTGGTTATGATGTCGTTAATCCACCAAATGTGTATGTTAGTGCTGGTGTTGGTATAACTGCTGCTATACAACCAGTAATTGAAGGTTCTGTTACTAAAGTCTTTATTGATCCTCAAGGATTTGATATTAACGAAGTTATAAGTATTGACGTTAATGGTGGTAATGGTACTGCAGTTTTAGAACCAATAATTGTTAACAAAGCAAGAGAAGTTGAATTTGACGGAAGACAGAAAATTTATTCTGGTGGAGTTGATGATGCTGCCGATACTATTACATTTTTAACTAATCATACATTCCAAAATGGTCAAGAAGTAATATACAAGTCTAATGGAAACGAAGGAATTGGAATTGGAATTGGAACAGATACTCTAGTTAATAATGCTTCTTACTTTATTGAGGTAATTGATAATAAAACTGTTAAACTATACAATAGTACATTAAATGCAGTCAATAGGGAAAATCCAATTGGTATGGGTGTTTCCAACACTAGTGGTACACATAAGTTCTCTACTTTACCAAATCAAAGATCAGTTATTGGTATTCAAGTTATAGATGGTGGAAAAATAACTAATAGAAAGTTACTTGTTAAACCTACAGGAATATCAACACAATATAATAAAGTATCATTTGAAAATCATGGATTTGGTAATGGTGAGATAGTTGAGTATTCTACTGCTATAGGTGCTGGTACAACACTTACAGAGTCAATTAGTGGACTAACAGAAACTACAGGAATATCTACAACTGCAAATTATTACTATGTAATGAAAGTGGATAATGATTCATTTAGATTGGCCAATGCTGGTCTTGGTGGAACAGACATAACTAACTTTACTAGAGATAACTTTGTTAAATTTGAATCTGAGGGTCAGGGATTCCAAGTCTTTAAATATCCAGATGTATCAGTATCGTTGAAATACTCTCCTGTTGGATTTGGTACTATTACTCAAACTGCTGAGGAAATGGTACTTACCCCAACTATTAAAGGTAGTATTGTTGATTCTTATTTGTATGAAACTGGTACTGGTTATGGTTCAACTATAATTAATTTTGAGAAGAAACCAACAATAACTATACAGAATGGTAGAGAAGCATCATTAAAAGCAAATATTATTGGAGGAATACTTGATAGTGTTGATATTAACTATGGTGGTGTCGAATATTACTCAACACCTGATCTAGAAGTAGTTGATATTTCAGGATCAGGATCTGGTGCTAAATTAAGACCAATTATAGTTAACAATAGAATATCATCTGTACAAGTTGTTAGTTCAGGTATTGGATACTCTGCATCATCAACTACTATAAAAGTAGTTTCTGCAGGTAAAGCAGGTTTTATTGATGTTGATGTAAGACCATTGACCATAGACATGGTACAAAAATTTGATGATGATGTAATATTAGCAGGAAATGATGATAGTTTAAAATATACAGTTGCTGGATATGGAGTAACATTTAGAAACTCATTTGGTGAAGTTGGTACAGGTATTACTATTGCTTCTAAAATTATTGGATGGGCTTATGATGGAAATCCAATTTATGGGCCTTTTGTTTATTCAAATCCTGAAGATTCCAACTCAGTTCCAGAAAGAATACGTAGTGGTTATACATTAGACACTTCTATTGTTGTTGATAGACCTCCTACTACAGTTTTCCCTGCTGGATTCTTTGTAGATGATAATAAATTTGATGATTCTGGTGATTTGGATATTAATAATGGTCGTTTTGCAAAAACACCTGAGTTTCCAGATGGAATATATGCTTATTATGCAACTATTAAAGATAGTGGTTCTCAAAATAAACCAGACTTCCCATACTTTATAGGAGATAAATTTAGATCTATTCCACTGGATCAAGTTATAACTCAAGATTTTGATTATGCATCAAATAATCTTATTAGAAATACATTCCCATATAGAGTTGCTGAACAGAATATTGATAACGACTTTATCATTGAAACAAATGAAATATCAAATCAGAAGGCAGTAATAGAATCAGTTACAGCAGGTACTGTTGATGAATTAAATATTGTCGATTCTGGTGATAATTATGCAGTTGGTGAGAGATTAACATTTGATGAAGAAGGTACAAGTGGTGAAGGTTTATCAAGTAAAATTTCCTCTTTGGAGGGAAGACCTATTGTTGATGTACAAACTGCAGTTACAACTTTTGAAAATACAATATTGACTTGGAACCCTGATAATGTTCAAGTTAATATTCTACCTCAACATCCTTTAGTTAATCGTGATAATGTTGTTATTTCTGGATTATCTACTGTTCTATCACAAATAAATGGACAATATCAAATTGGTATAGTAACAGCAAGCACTCAGGTAATTGCGGTAGTACCTACAGTTGCATCTCTACCAAATTCAAGTGAAATATATGTTTCCACAATACCAGAGAGATTATCTATAGGTAATAGTATTACAGTTGGTACTGAAACAATGCAGGTTTTAGAAATATACCCAACTGAGAAGATAATAAGGGCAAATAGAGGTTCTACAGGTCTTGTACACGGTGTAGGAAGTACAATTTCCATAGTTCCTAGTTCATTTACTATTCCTAAGTCTGTACCTTATTTTGAATCAACA